GTACACAACTAAAAATGGCCACGCGTTCACGGTCCACTGCGCCTACAAATCGAGTCTCGATGGGTACAGCAAAAAACTTTTTGACCCGTTCTGCAGGACCACAAAATTCGAGTTCGATGTTCCGCACTCGGACGGCCTTAAAATTCAAACCACGGTCGCACAGCTAAATTTCATCCGGTGGTGCATCATAAACAACATCATCGAATACATGATTAAAAACAAAGAGAATTTAATGTCGACTAAAAAGATGCATATTTGAGACTCATAAACCCATTTTCAAACACGAGCATCTGGTACCCTAAAAAATACACGTGCATGTTAAACTGTCTATTTCTATCCGGATTAATATCGGAATTTAACAACAGAGACGCATTAATAAAACTTTTAGACGAGTCGACTGTACTAAAATTCAGAACCCCTGTCGGGGCAGCTGATTTTGGTTTGAGAGCAAACGAGTAGGTGTATATATTTCTTATAGGTGACGACAGTTCGTGCTGCATAGGCTGCATGTACTTGTAATAGTTTGAGGTGTGGATGTTATCTTGAGCATCCGATTGGATAATTCCAAGCATAGGAATAGAATTTATAAATATTTCTGCGTCTGACATAATAGGATACAATTTTTCGTTATCAACCACATAATCATTTAAAGGTGACCCACTGTAATTGTATCTCTGCAAGTAATTATCAAAATTATTATCCGTGTCTTTATTGTCATATCGTATATCGCGAAAAAACCAAAACATGGCTTTAACTGGTATATTTGGAACCAGAAAGCATTTAATTGAAGTTGTATCTGTAAAATCAAACGGAGTGACTGCATTTCGTTTTACTACTTCTGTCATCAGTTCTTGTTTGTGATGCTGTAAAAAATGTCGCTCTTCATCTGATAGTATAATTTCTTCGTTCACTATTTCAAATTTATTCAAGCTTATAGCACTGTCAACATCTTCTTGTAATTTTGTAAAAAAAGTAACAGGATTAAATTTAATGACAATCTGAATTTCCTGATTTGAAATTGCGCACACAGGGAAATACGGCTTGAAAAATGAATCGAGCATCAGCGTGTTATTCGTGTCAGAGGAGGCATACGAACGCGAAAAAAAAAAGTTAAGTGACACGTACACAGATAAAGGACCAACTGCGGGACCACTCCTATTGGCACTTGCATCCTCAGTGTAATCAGTTGGTAGTAACCCGTAGTCTGAACCGCCGTTTACTTTGAACTTGTTCGCTGATTTTTCTTCAGATGTTAAAAAAATCTCGTCGTGGATAATGCCCCAATCGTTTTCTAACGTTTCGATAACCACGCCATCCACTCGGAATGTTACGGTGTCAATAAGGGCTCTTCCAATTTGGTCGGTATACGTTGCTTTCGTAAACTTGTTGCCGGGAATTTCGGGCAAATCGCATTTAAAATACATATTCGATAAAAGGTCACCCATGCTTTGAGGTTTCATCGTAATTATAATTTCTGTATCAAATGGCCAGTTTGTTGAATCATTTCCTGGATTGCTAACCGTGTATACCCTATTTGTCACCGAAAAATTAGAGTGTCGCACGTTTTGATAATTAAAGGCCGAATCACATGATGTGTTTGATGTTAAATAAGTGTCTTGTTTTCCTACAGCGTCTAAGCTGAGCAGTGACCCTGTGGCCATTTTTTTTTACTTATTACTAAACTGTTTTTATTTTTAATATATCTGTATTCCACATATCTTTTAAACTCGTCAGCCTAATTGTTTCCAGCTCGGTCGTCTTGATTTTTAGGTCATTGGCTAATTTGGCTATGGCCTCCTCGGTGTACTGGTACGTCTTGATGTTCAGCAAGTAGTCATACGAGTCATCTATTTTCAAAAACTTGTTCGTCGCGAGCTCGGACTCGAGCGCGCATTTCTTCTTCTTGAAAATAACAATCTTGTCGTCCACCACAAGCTGGATGAACCTGGCCTTGTTGGCTAAAACAAGCTGCTCATTCTCGAGCGTGCTTATCAGGTACTCCTTTCGTTTCTTGTAGTACTCGAGACGTATATCCACAAACTCTTCAAGAATGTGCTCGGCCGACTCGTACTTCTTGATTCCCTGCACCGGGTGAAAAAGATGCATGTTCGAAGTCCGGATGGTCTTTTGCAGTTTCAGGTCCTTGACGATATTTTTTCCGGTGTAGTCGTACACCTTGAAATCGACATCTTCGACTGTGCTGCTATTCTTGTAGTCCGAAATAACTTTCTTCTCCACGAGCGAGTCGAGGTGTTCTTTGAAATCCTGGGTCCACCCACCAGGCGGCAGCTCGGTGATGGTGATGCACCTCGAGCTGTCTTTTTTCCAGACGCCTTCGGCCACCCAGCACTGCTCGGCGTCTTCCGTTTTCGTGACCGTGCCTTTGAAACCCCTGAACCAAGGCGTCATTGGCACCACTGGCTTTTTGTCAACAAGGCACCTGATGTTCGCTTTTATGTCTTCGGGGTTGAACGGCGGGACCGTGCAGCTGAAACCCGTCCCGATGCCTTCTGTCCCGTTGATTAGAACAATTGGCAGGACCGGCACAAAAAACTCGGGCTCGATTTGTTTGCCGTCGTCGTCCAAGTACGTCAGGACCGGCCCGTCGCGCGAATCAAACAGAGCCGCGGCTTCGGGTGACGGCGTGCTGAAAATGTACCTGCTCGCGGCCACGTCTTTTCCGCCCATCAGTCTTGTCCCAAACTGCCCGAGAGGCTGCATCAGGTTCATGTTGTTCGAGCCCACATAGTTGTGCGCCAGCTTGATAATCGTGTCCGCGAGCGACACTTCGCCGTGGTGGTACGACGTTTTCTCGGAAACGAACGCGGCCAGCTGGGCCACTTTCGGCTCGTCTTTCCACGTTTTTGACATACAGGCGTACATGACTTTACGCTGGGACGGCTTGAGGCCGTCGCACATGCTAGCCACCGAGCGCCGCAAATCCGCGAGGCTGAAATTGACCAAATCGCGGTGCACAAAGTCGGTGATGCTCAATTTTGCGATACTGCCATATTTTACTTCGAGCTCCTCTTTTGTTTTTTCAGTGCTCTCGAGCAGCCACGTCTTGCGGTCGTCGGCTTTGGTCTTGTCGAAGGCTAAGACAATCGACTCGGTGCTCTGCGTGTCAGCCACGAAATCAACCGTCAGGCCTTTTATGTTCTTGAAATACTCACGGGCCTCAACTGATGTGGACGTGCCCAGTCCTTTGTAGTACTTGATTTTCCAGCCGTGGGCCTGCCCTTCCGCCGTCGCGAACCAGGTCCGAAAAGCCGATTCGGTGTAGAAGGACCGAGGCGCGATTTTGCCTTTTGACGCGCGGATTATGGGCGTCACCATGCTGACCACGAATCCGAGCTCGAGCAAAGAAGGCCAGAAAAAATGAATCATGTTCAGGATGAGGCCTTTGATGTGGCTGCCGTCCACATCCGCGTCGGTCATTATCATCAGGCGGCCGTACCGCAGTTCAGACAGCGACGTGTACGTTTTTTCCTGCTGGAGACCGATAATTTTTTTCAGGTCGTTGAATTCTTGGTTTGACATGAGCTGGTTCACGCTCGCGTCCCGGACGTTCTTGCACTTGCCGCGCAGCGGGAAAACGCCGTAGTGGTCGCGGCCAACAACGGATAGGCCGGCAATGGCCAAAGTTTTGGCCGAATCGCCTTCGGTCACGATGAGCGTGCATTTCCCTGACTCTGGCCCACCGGCCTTGTTCGCGTCGTCCAGTTTCGGAATCCCTGTGATTTTTGATTTTCGGCCTGTCCCGTCGGTTTTTTTGAGTTCTTTCATTTCCTTGAATTTGGACAAAGCGAGGAGCTCGTCTTGAATCCCAGTCTTGAGGATATTTTTTGCGAAATTTTTGGGCGGCTCGAACCGGCTCCCGAACTCCTGAACTTTGAGGGTGCAGTCCGACTTGACCTGGCTTCCGAACGATGGGTTCTCGAGCGTGCACTTGACAAACACGAAAAACGAGTTCTTGACCTGCTGCGGCTTGAGCTTGATTTTTTTGGCCATTTCTTCGATGACCGCCTCGGCCGCTATTTTGGCGACATAGTCGACATGGGTCCCGCCTTTTGTGGTGCAGATGCCGTTCACGAACGACACGTGCTGAAACCCGCCCTCGACCGACGGCGCAATCGCAATTTGCCACCGGTCCGACGAACTGGTGGCGGTGTAGACCAGTGTCTCGTCATCAAGGTACATCTTCGCGAACGCGTCCATGCTTATTTTGGGCAACGTCTTGCCTTGAAACTCGACCTTGCATTTGGGGCTCGTGCAGAACGACGCGTCCCAGACCCGCTTCTCGATAATACTGAAAAAGTCGGGCTCTTTCCCTCCGAACCGAGCCCAGTCAGGGGTGAAACAGATGCTCACGCTCGAGGTCTTTTTAGAATATTTGGTCATTTTTGGCGGGTGGCACTTGGTCATGTTGTTCTCCCATTTCTGAACGTACTTGAGCCCGTTCACGTGGTCGCAGATGGATACGGCAAACATGGTCGAGTAGATGTTTGCCAGTTTGGCGCCGTACCCGTTCCGGCCTCCGACCGTCCGCTTTTGCTCATCGTTGTAGTTCGAGCTCGTGAGCAGGTGACCGAACGTGAGTTCCGGGTTCCAGATGTGCTCGGTCGGGTGCTCTTTGACGCAGATACCGCCCAAAGGCCCGGAGTTCTCGATACATATGAGTCCCGATTCTGGGTCAAAAATAACGGAAATCAGTTTTACCTCATCCGGAAAACT